CCGTCTATTACTTCGATCTTTTCTCCGTCTTTCCATGTAACTATTGGTTGAGTATAGCCATCGGCGGCTATACTCAATTCAAGCAATTTCATCTCTGGCGGGGCCACGGAATTTGGATTGTATTCGTTGCCCGCAACATCATCCGCCGGAATCCATCTCACGAAATCTACAGGTTCATCTTTCATCGGCGAGATTAGATGTAGCTCCTCGCGTATTTCATTGATAGCTACGATGCGCTCATCATCCGACAAGGGCAAAAGTTTTTTGATGATCGGTTTTATTAGTTCGCGGTACTTTCCGGTGGACTTCGCCCTCAATCCATCTAGCGATGGCTGAAACAATGTAGAGTCTTGCGGTGAGACTTTTTGGCTGCTCATCGCCCAAACTCCGCAATGTATGATTCGGTTATTTGGTAAGTTTCGCATGGCGATAGATTCATTGATAAGGCCATTGGGATTAGCCATTGCAGATTTGATACTGTGCGCTCAAGCACTAAATCGCAAACGCCAATGATCTCTATTTTTTCTTCCGTCTTGCTTTCCAGTTTATTCAGTTCTCCTGTTGCGTAGAAAAAATAAACCGTGAATGGTTCGCCGTTTTTGTGGCCCACGGAACCATGATACTTTCCATCATTGCCAGAGATAGTACAGAACAATTCCCAAGAGCAATCGGGTTTTAGATATCCGGTTTCCTCTAAAAATTCTCGCTCCATTGCGCGAGTTACGTGCTCCAGTGGTTCTACTTTTCCACCGGGGCCATTCAATAATCCCGCTTGCCATTCGGGATGAGTCTTGCGGATAAGTGCCAGTTTTTTACGATCTTCTGAGAACAGAAAACCGACTACATAGCGATGCGGCGAATCCATTTCAATTGACATTTTTTCTCCCAAGATTATCAGCGGAGTAAATCAACTCTTGGGAAAATTGACCTACTCCGCTATTGTTCGCCCCATTGCGGGATGAACGCGAATTTTGTTTAAGGTTGCTGCTCTCCGTTTACATGCAGTTCTTCGGTTGCCGGATCGGGTTCGCCCTCTTCTTGTTGTTCTTTCAGGGCATTGTAGGCATCACGATTACTCATGCCTGTAAAGTTTGGATTTTCCGTCTGCCCTTGCATGAAGTAAACAGCTAACCCTTCCATGGCCTCATACTTGTCCGTCAATTCATGTAAGGCCATGATTGCTTCGATTGCCTCATCGAACACTGCACGGATGGACTTCGGCACCATCAAATGCTCAACTTCTTCTACTCCAGATTCTGGAGCTTTTTTGCTCAGAGTTTTGCGTAGCTTTTTCTCTGAGTGCTGTGCAGCTTCTCTGATCTCAGGATCAGCAAGTTTTGTTTTTGGCACGTCAATCAGTAATTGCAGATTGCGCGATGGCATTTTCTTGAGTTCTTCTTCAGGAATGTGCGGGATGAGATTTTCCGCAACCTTGATTGCCTTGAACCTTTCAGAGCGAGACATCGGCATCGCGCTTGCCGCCCATTTCTCGATTGATTTGAACCCGCGATTTCCAGTATCAGGATTCACGGCCAGCCGCCACAATTCGTAAACCATGAATTGACGAATGATGATCGCAGCCTGAATGAATCGCCCTTCCAGCTTCCTGATTTCCGCATCGCCCTTATCGGCCAATACAATCTTCTGCTCTTCCGACAATTCAGGCAATGCTTTCACGATTGCACCATCACCCAATGAGCCAACTTGCTCAAGAGTCAATGCGCCTGTCTTGGGTTTTTTCTTGGCTTCTTTTTCGGCCTTACGCGCTGCGGCCTTTTCTTCGCGCTCACGTTTGCGCTGCGCCTTGTTCTCTTCGCGCTGCTGTTTTTCTCTGGCCTTTTGTGCCTGCTTATCGGCCTTCAGTTTTTCTTTTTTCTCGGCAGCTTCGCGCTTCTTTTTTTGCGTCTTAGTTTCCACGTCCGTAGGTTCGCCAGCAGTAGGAGCATCTTCACGCATCGCCCTCATTTGCTCTGACCTGCTTGATTTCTTTTTTGACTTTTTACTTGCCATAACCTCACTCCCTTTCCTTTTAGTCTTACGGTAAGACTTTTTTTAATTCACATCTTGCACGTTATCATTCTGGAATGGGATATGTCAATAGTATTTTGTTAACCGCCAACATTGATTAAGATATTAGCCTTTTGCGGTTTCATGCCGTGATAATTCATGAGCACTTGGTTTGATTTATTTCTCCCGCACTCGCGGCATGTCTGCTTATTTTTACGGCAGCTTTCACGCGGCTTCTCGCATCGAATGCACAGCCCTAATTCAAATCTTATTCTTTCATGTTCTCTCATTGTATCCATCCTCAAACCAGAGCAGTGCGGTATCAAGCGTTACTGGAATTTTCCCGATTGCCCCGTTTCTCTGTTTTGCGTTTATGATCCAACGTTGCCCGTTTTCGTCTATCCAGACAAATAATTCGGTGGAAGCATCCTCTTCCAGCCTTCCTGCCCACTTAACATCGCCCTTTCGTGGAGCACGTTTTAAAGACTGGCGTTCCTTGTCTCGCGTTAGTTGCGACAAAACTCCTACCTGTACACCTTCAGAAATTGCTAGCCCTACCATGCCTTTTGAAATGTCCTCAAATTTTTGCGTCTCTGTGTCGCCATCTCCTTCCGCCAGACTGGCCTGATCTAGCCAGATGCTTTGAATACCGTGTTTGCGAATCATCATTCGGGCCGATGAGCAAATGTAATCTATGTGATTGTTTTTTGCGTTGTCCTCAATCCACAATGGCCAGTTACTTACTTGCGATAGATGCGAAAAGAATATTTCTACTTCTGATTTTCTGCCTAAGATGTGCGGCTGTTCGTCCAACTCACGGAAGTCCCTAAGTTTTATTCCGCTAATACTCGATACCGGACTCATCAAATTTGTGAGAAACGATCTCCCGCGAACCTCATACGTATAAACCAGTGTTGGAATATTTGCCGATACGTTACTCAGTACAGCTTGACGCATGAGCGTACTCTTGCCCGATGACGTTTCTCCGGCAATTAAAACCATCTCGCCTTTGTGGTAGCCAAGTATTTCTTTATCAAGTCCAGCTAATCCAGTTGGCAATCCTATCGCGGTAATGCTTCGATCTATTGCCCTGACTCTGGCGAATTCCTGTTTTACTTCGTCAACAATCACGGCGGCATGACGTGGCCCGATTTGTCCTTGCCCCTGTATCTCACAAATACTTCTATCGGCTTTCCTGATTATCTCTTCCGCTGGGCGTGATTGTTCATAGGCTTCTTGAATTGCAGTATTGGAAATTTCTATCAGCCTTCGGAGTGAGGCTTTGTCCTTCACGATTTTTACGTATTGTTCTATATTCTTGACTCTCGGTAGTCCATCTGTGAGTGAAGTTACATAGGCCACACCCCCGACTGTTGGCACTTGCTTGTGCATCCCCAAGCATTCCGTGAGCGTCACGAAGTCTATCGGCTTGCCTTCTTTGGCTAGCTCTACCATTCTGGCAAAAATAATTTTATGGGAAGTAAGGTAGAAATCTTCCGGCAATAGCAATTCCGCTTGTGGGTAAGATGAATTGTCCAACAGAACTGCACCTAATAAGGCGCGTTCGGCATCTAGGCTATTCGGAACTTCCGGCCCTAGTTCGTAATCGGATTTTGATGGAGCTGGCTTAGTTCCGTTCTTCATTTGTCTGACGGTGAGACTTTTTGAAGTGATTGAATCCGGCGATTTAAATACCACGCTGCTTTCTGTAAATCTTCTAACTTCGCGCCTTTCTTTCCAGCCCTTGAAATGTACTTGACCGCATTCCATAGCAGCGCATCGTTTTCTAGTCCCCATGCTTCAAGGCATTTCACTGTTTCATGCAGAACGTCCCCGCCATAGTGCGAAGGATGATTTACACGCTCTATATTTTTGAGTGATCTGGTTGCCATTCGCCAATTCCTTCCACTTCTGCTTTTTTGAAGTCCTGAAATAGATACGGCCATTCGGCCATTGCGATATCTGCTACGTGATTGAATGCGATACGAATTTCAGTTTCGGCGTGACGGCTTGTACGCTGCTCAATGATCCATCTGAGACTGCGCATGTTGAAGGTTGTAACTATTCCAGTGGCTAGACCGAGAGGGGCAATCCTACGGAAGCATGAGGTTAGCTTTTTCTTTTTCTCGAAATTGGACATCTCCGCAATCTTGAAATGATCCGCTAGCCATTTCTGCGCATCTTCCAAATACTTAACTACTTCGCAAAACTTAGCGGCTGCTTCTTCGCTTTCGGCAATCTCTGGTGGAATCCAGAATGAAATATCTTCCAAACGAACGTAACGAAGCGACTCTTGGGAAAATGCGTTGCCGATTGAGTTGCGCACTAACTCATGCGTGAATACGCGACTGATTCCCTCGAATGCGAATGTTGCCGTTGCGTGTGCGAGTACAGAACCATGGCGCTGCTTTGCGATGTTCGCATGATACTCCGCGCTGTCCGTTCTTACTTTTGTGATATTCGGATTCAATCCGACATCAAAAGATTTATAGCAGCGTCTTGCCCCAAGCTCTATAATCTGTTCCGCGTCATCGCCTGTGATTGTGTTTAGGCATTTTGCCCCACCGATACTTTGTAGCCACTGAATAACCTCACGTCTGCGAAGCTTGGTGGCAGCAATTAAATAGGCTCTTGGTTCTGTAGGTTGCATTTACATTCCTTTCATCTTGTCTTACTGTAAGACTTTTTAAAAAATTCAACTCTTTTGCAAGTGGCCCAATGAGGCTCTAGTGTCGTGTGGTTCAGTGGAATAGTTTTACCCGCTGGCGTTGTCCACCATTGAATTTGTGCCGCACATTTTACGCTATTGCAATAGCTGTTATTTTTGAAGCGATAGCCAGCAGCGTAAAGTCCTTCGGCGGTTTTTGGAAATTCAGGCATGTAGCTCCAGTGAATATGAAAGTTTAATTTTCATTTGGGCTGAATTAATTTTGGCTCGTATCTTGGATCATCCGTGGAAGGGTTGCGTAAGCCCATAAGCACAGCAATTACCTTGCCCCATTGAAACGTAAAGCGTGCCCCGTATTCCACTTCTATTACCGTGAACCTGTAAGATTCATCGGCTATCGACATAATTTTCCAGAGCTTCGGCCTGTCTACCCTATAGCCGTTAAATTTCATTGGAATTTCATAGTTTATTTCTTTCATGTCACCTAGAAATCCAATGCAGTGCTCCGTTTAATATCGCGCATCGGCAATCTTTACTGAAATTAAATCAATAATTGTTTCCCTGTTTCTGCCGTGCTCTAACTCTGGGAGTTTTATTGGACTGATTCCATTTTCAGCGATTAAGATATGGCCGTCTGAAGCTACTCGCCATTTATCAACCGCGAACGGTTTTGTTAAAAAACCATAACTACCGCAAAACTTTTCCAGTTGCTCTAGTGTCACATTCCCCTCGCATTTCTTCTTGCCTCTAATCTCGCATCATCGGCCTTCCTGCGCCTTGCAATTTCATCCGCATCCGGTAAGTGGTCTAACAGGTGTCCGGTCGCTCCTGAGCCATTTGTACGCGATTGCTGGCCATTGTGGAAACCGTTGCCGTTGCCATTTGGCTTACCGTTTGTTGCCGCGTACAGGCCGGGATATCCGGCGATTGTAGATTTATTCAGGATAGCCGCGTAATCGCTTCCCTCTCTTACAAGCCTATCCATTTCAGCGATTGCCATATGTATAGCTCTCGGAGTAGGACAATTGTTTTTTTCTATTCGCATTTCAATCCATGCGTCCCATGGCCCTCTTGGGATTCTTTCAGGCGGATTGAAAGCCAGTGCAAATTCCTGAATCTCTTTTTTTGATAGTTTCTTTTTATGATCTAAGGGTTCTTCTGCTATTAAAGAAAACCCGTCTTTGGATGGTTGGGTTATTAACGTATGCTCTTTCTGACGTATAACTAACGTATTGGGTGCAACCGAGCGTAAATTTTCTGCGCTATTTTGCACCCCCCCTGTTTCATTTTGCACCCCTTCGTCAGGTACGGGTGCAATCTTTGCACCCCCCTCTAACTTGGATAGGTTAATGATGTACTGGCTAGAGGTTTCCTTTCTCTTGAGCACCGTCAAGTATCCATCTTGTTCTAGCTCCCTGATACAGTACTGAGTGTTGCGTTCGCTCTGCCTTGTCTTTGTTGCTAACTTAGACACGCTAGGCCAAGATTTTCCGTAATCATCCGACCAATCTGCGAGAGCTAAAAACACGATCAATGTGCTTCCTTTGTGTGGTGAAAATTTCCATACTAACGCCTGAACTTCGGTGCTCATAAAGCACCACCATTGGAGACTTCTGTCATAGCAGTTCCTTGTCCTTATCTTGAAAACAAAAAAGTTAAAGTCTTACAGCACGTACAGTAGGTTTGGGAAATTTACAGGGGAGGGCCAAGCTGGATTCTTTCAACAATGGAACGTGCGTCGGATTGTGATTCCATTTAAGTTCCCTTCGGTCAAAGGGGGTTGAGCCGGAGTGACCGCTCCGGCCCGTAGAAACCCTGCTAGGCTTGTGGTGGCCTGAAAAGATTCTAGCAAAACCTTGGCTACTGTCAATAGTTACAGGGGTTATTTTGGCGAAAATTTTTAACAGCTTAGGCCATTGTCAATAGTCTTACTGTGAGACTATTTAATAACTGATTTTCACAAGATGCTGAATAAACTCTCGCATAAATCTTTCTTCCATAGCTTCCACTTCGCGCCCGTAAACCGTTTTCCAGTGCATGAAATCAATCAAAGGGTGCAGCATTCGGCTGAATGAATATGCTCGGTAAGTATCTTCGTCAATGTAAGGGATGTACTCGCCCATTTTGTCTCACCGTAAGACTTTTTATTTACCCATGACCGCAAGTAATGCAGCAGTCACAGCGCACCAGTGATCTCGTACCATGGGATTAACTTCATCCCAATCGTGTTCCGGCATGTAATTCTTGTACGCTTTGCAAGCTAGAGCACGAATGGATACAGCGTTTTCGGAATTGTCCGTAAGGCGTGGATACTTGGCGATGATGTCTTTAGGCCATGGCATTAGGCAAAATGATCCTTTCTTGTGCTGGATAACTTACCGAGAAATTTCACTTCCCCGCCATAGAGTTCCCTGTAATCGTTCGCCACAGAAAGACAACAGCATGACCTCTGTTTTCCGTCTGGATAAACTACAGTCCAGAGACGGCGGTAACGAAAGAACAATCGCGCTATCAATTCTTTTATTTTGAACATCACTTCGCTCCGCGTACTACTGTATTTGGTATCTTCCGCGTGATCTTGATTGAACCCTTGCCGATTAACTGCTCGGCTCCCATTCCCAAACGCTTAACCATTTCCGCAATTTTTTCTTCGTTCGGAACTTTATGTAAGTAGGATTCGTTTACCTTGGCAGGATCAATGATTTCATATTCCCATGTCGGCTTTTTTGTGTACATCCCGGCAGATTTAGGAACAGAGCTTGGCACTGTGATTACAGCAGTCGTTACCTTCGCCTCTGCCAATACCTCACGCGCTCCCGCCTTGTCACCTTGCGCCTTTAAATCTTCCGCAAGCTGTTTTGCTTCATCCTGAATACGTTTGTTTTCGACTGCTTCAAGCCGCAACTCTTCAGCCCTGCGAATACGTTCTTGATCTTCCTCGTAATCAAACTTCAGGCGATTGGCCATTGTCTGAGCTTGTGCAATCGTATCGAGCACATCTTTCTTTTCTTGACACAGGTTGTCCCATGGCACTCGCGCATCAGCAATCTTGGGATCGTAATGCTCTTTCACTCGTTTGATGGATGAAGCCATGCTTTTAATTGCAGAGCATATTTCCTGATACGCTTCAACATTCGTAAGCTTCGATCCGTAAGCCGAAACGCTCAGCTTAATTTTTTCCGCTGACATCTTGAAGATGCTGGGGGAATTGGGAGTGGTTAGATTGCTAGACATTGCAATTCTCACAAGGTTTGCGCTCTGGCGGGTTAACCGTAAAATCGGTATAGAAACCGCTGTCTTTACAGACAGTACAAATTGGGTGAGTAATACTCATTTGATAAGCAATTTCGTCATCTTCTTTAGTCCAAGCCATTGTTTCTCCCTCTGCCGATTGATTATCGGCTCTTGAAATTAAACAGCAAAATAGCACTCGCCAGATTTTCTTAGTTTTCCAGCGCGTACCAATCCTGACATTATTTGTTCGTACTGATGTAACGTGCATCCTTGCGCCATCAAAGCAGCGTAAATATGCCCCCCTGGTGCTCCCATTGGCCCTGCACCTTGTACGGTTTCAATGATTGCATCCGCTACTGCCTTGAGTGCTTTAATCTGTTCGATTGTCATATTTAATCTCCCCTTACGGCTGATTACCGTACACTCAATATAATTATTATGATAACCTTTGTCAAGATAAATCGTCTCCCCTTATAAACCATCGGAATCTTGGGGTACAGGATGGCTCAAGATATGCCCTATAGGACGCTGTACGGTCAATTACGGCCCAATGGCGATAGGTTTAAATGGTGGCCGAATGCGGGGGAAAGTCTTACGGTGAGACTATTTTCCACCACCATTCCACAAGTCATGTGTTATCGCCAGAGCTGCACTGAAAATCTGCTCATCCTTCATTCGCGTAAACGGTACAGGGATAACTTTTCCATCTTTAAAATGCGCTGCATATCGCAATGGTCTTTTACCCTTAACGTGCAATTCAGGATTGGCCGCGTAAGCCGCAAGCTGGTACTTTACTGATCGTTCAATCTTGGAAGTAAATTTCAGATCAATTACCATTGGGCCTAATCGTGATGGCCCGAACCTGTCCAATGTTCCACAAATCGTCATGCCGTTTATTTTCCAGACCATCGCCTTTTCAATTATCGTTGGACGGAAATCGAAATCAATCCTGAAACCAACCCAAGCTCTGAGTTGAATACGCGACCACGGATGCAACGGCTCTTCAAGAAAATTACCTTCAAATCTATCGGTGTAATACTCCGCATCGCCTTCGTGTAATTCTGCGTAAAACGCCTCATCGAACCAGCGCGTTACTTCATGCCCAATATTCCCACGCGCTCTTGCCGCTTCCATGAAATCTTCTGGACACGACGCATAATCACAGAATCCACGATCATTTAAAACTCCTGTTACATACGGAGTCCTTAGTCCATTGACTTCGTACTCATGTACTGGCTTACCGTTGACATCGGTATCGCGGAATTGGATGGAGTGAGTCACTTACTTACTATCCTTCCTTTTGGGATTACTGGATTAAAAATCTCTACTTCGCCAAGTCCATTACATGTATAACAAAAATGGTATACAGTTTTTGGCTTATCAAGTTTTTTCTGGCCAAGACCTCTGCATTCTTGGCAAAGTTCTATTCTCCGTGTCGGGAACGAACCCTTACCGTGACAACTTCTACATTCGACTGTACGGCGAGAAGTAGGGGTTACGATGTCATAATTCCCCTTGCTTTTACAATTCCTGCAAGGCTGAGAATATGAATACCCTGATCCATGACAATTAACGCAGCGCGTCCATCCAAATTCTTGTTCTTCGGTAAAACCTTTCTTTCCGCACTGGCCGCAATCCTTTCCATTTTTCAATGGCCCGATGCCCAACCCTAAATCAGATAGCAATTCGCCAGAGGTTGTCCGCAGTTCTATCGAAGTAACGCCATCTGTGAATGCCCAAGATGGGGAGGATTTTGTAATATCCTCATAGAGTTTACGGATAGTAATAAATTCCTCATCATTTGCTTTGTTGTTTGCCAAATCAGGACGCAAACGGCGTACCGCCTCACGGAAGCAAGATTTAAATTCTGCCCGTGTCATCGGAAACTTATTTCCGAAATAATATTCAGCGGTCTCTCTCACAGGTAATCCTCGTCTCTCACTTCTTCTTCCGATTCCACTTCTTCGCTGTCTGGATACAGGCATTCGCATTGATCTATCGGATACCCGCAGTCGTTACAGAACTTTTCTGGCCTGATGTAGAACGCCATGGGCTACCTCGCCAATTGCTTATTGGTAATACTTTCGTACATCCTGAGACGATCTTCAGCCTCTCCCATTGTTATCTTTAAGCGATTGACCAATAGAATTTTTGCACCGAAGAAACTTATATCGTTTGCGATAAACGAAGCCATCGCCTTGTGAATACTTTCTAGCTCATTCTGTAACTGCTCGGCTGTCATTGTCATAGATTTAACCTACTAACGCAGCAATGATTCTTTCCAGCAGTTGCCTATTGGGTGAGTAAATTATTGTTCCACGCGGAGAGATAGCGTGATAGAAAACATTTTCCATGACTGCAATTTTCCTCATACCTTCAATTAGTCTTACCGCGAGACTTTTCCAATCCATTTTTCGTCCACCAAATTGCACTATCGACATCACGCTTCCCTACTGCTACAGGTTCTCCCTCTTCTGTAATTCTCCCTGCCGCTATTTCACGATCTAAAATTCCATCGGCAATCGCTACCTGTTGATCTATCAAATTGGTTAACTGCTGCTCGTTTAATCCATGCCAACTACCGCGAGTGTTGTTTGCAATGTTGTGCCATCGAAACCGAATGACGTATAGATCGAAAACGCATTCCAAACGAAATTGATAGGACGTAAGGCGCTCTACCTTATACCCCTTGCGCTCAAGTGCTTTCATGATTTGCTCTGGATTGCGCATTACCCGCTAGCTCCCGGCTCCTCTTGCCTGTAATCCGATTCGGTTACGTTTGGCAATGACGAAATAAATTTGATGTAGTCTGTTTTGAGCATATCCAGTGCGCTAGTTACTGGCTTCCCGTTTTTCCCTTTCAATTCGGCCAATCTCTCGCGTACCTCTTGCTCTGAAAGTTTCCCCTTGCCTCTCGCTAATCGCCACATCTCGCTAGCTTGAGCAGAGGTAATACAGTCAGGGTCATGGGGCTTTTCAGGCTGCGATTCATCGGGGTTATTTTTGCGCTTGGCGCGTGTAGGATGATTGGACTCTCTTTCGTTCTCATGCGCAAACTCGCTGCCATCGTTTGGTATTTCTTCCGCTGGAGTCGGCTTGAATCCGGCGAGTACAGGAACAAATTTCAGAACCATGCTCAATACTTTTGAACTGGCGCGAGTCTGGGCCATGCTCATCAACTGAAACAATGGCACCTTGACCACTCCCACTTGTACCTTTTCAGACTTAGGAAGTTTTTTCATCTTGCCCTTGATTAACTTTTCTTCCCAAATCTTCTTTCCTTCCGCGTCCAGTACATCGCGCCATTCGTACTTTGGACGGTCACCCCAATTCTCTTCGTCATTCAAACACATAGCATAGGCGCGTCCTACTACTTGATCCGTAGCCACAAGCACAGCCTCACACACTGCCTTGAATCCCTTGACTTCACCAAACTCCACATACTCCGGCTCACCCACAATGCGGGGAACAATCCCATACATTTTTGCTACGAGTACCCAATCGTCATTCTCGAAGTATTTTTCGCCATTGAAAACAATCTGTTTTTTCTTGGCATTGATTACCGACATGATGGTATTGGCCGCTAGCTTGGCTTGATCTAAAACGGTTGAAGGTTTATCGGCCAAACTCAGCAGCGATACATCTTCGTCTGCTACGTGAACTAAATCTGTGGGCATCGTGGTTTCCTTTTTGTATGACGGTAAGACTTTTTCAGGCAATCATTGGTACTGCTGTTTCGTTTTCGATAGCAAAGAAAACGACCATCGCTGGAATGCCATCTCCATCCCATTGAAAATCTTTCTCCAGTGCGAGAGATATAGGCCCGATTGCTTGCTCTTTCAATGCGCTGGATAATTCCTTTGCCGCAATCAAGGCAGATTCCCGCGTATCAAATCCTTGCGTGTGATGGCCCTTGCTTTTATGGCGCACTGGCTTATCTTCAGAATATGACCCCGGCAATGGTGATTCCTCAAACCAAATCGGATGCCACTTGTTTAACTTCTCATTGTGAAGCATTGCTACAACTGGATTAAACATTTTTTCTCACCTGATTTAAATTTGTGGCCAGCTTGCGTACTGGCCCGGAAGGTTATCAGCCTCCACGCTTTCAGAGTGCGGGAGATAGCGGGGGTGCGGTTTCCCGCTGGCTTTACACTCGGATGAAAGATCAATCACGCTTACTTAAGTTCTGAAAATAATTCTTTCAATTTGGGAATGATCCAACTGTTAGCCCATAGACGATAATCCTTTTCGGCCAACTTTAGATATTTATCCCTCTCGGTACTCTGGTGCAGAAAACCGAGAGAGAAACTAGGCCCATTAGTAACCATACGCAGTAATTCGTTGGCTTTCTGTTTTCTCGTTCCATGAACCTTTGGCATTTACTTTTTCTCCCTTCCATCCGCCGTGACTCCCACAAGGCCGGCAAGTTTTACCATCGTCAACCTGTCCACTTCCACAAACTTGAACTCATCATTAAAGATGTCATCCTGTACGCTTCCTACTAGCTTCGCCACAAGGCCCAACATCTGTTTGGGATTCGGTATCCGGTTAGGCTGTTCGCGCTTGGCTGTCTTGTCGCCTTTCTTCTGCGCAGCTTCGGCCTTCGCCTTCAACTTTTCAACCGCTCCCGCTCCATTCTTTCTGACTTCGCTTAATGCCAGAGCAGGAGTCACGGTTTTCTCGCTCATCATTTTCTTGACTTCATCCGGTGCATCCGAAAGCTCGATTGCTTCCGTCACAAACCGCAGAGAATTTCCTGTACGCTTGGCGATGGAAATATCATCCCAGCCGAACCGACGCAGCCGAACGAATGCAGTCCCCGATTCCCACTTACTGAGAGGCTTGCCGGTATTGCAAACGATGGCCGTCAAAAGTCTTTCTGCCGGATTGCTGCCGTCTGATTGGATTGCCGGAATGCCTACGATCTCGACCCCTTCGGCAATCAGTTCCAATGTGGCCCTGAGACGGCATTCTCCGTCAACTAAAACGGCTCTCTTTGTGGCAGGTTCGTACCGGACAAGTATCGGTACTCGCACTCCGTTTTCACGGATGCTGGCTTTCAAATCATTCAAATGCTGCTGGTTTTCCGCAAGGTTATACGATCTTGGGTTGTGACCATCTTCGATTGAAATTGTTTTGGGATCAAGAATGAATTGATCTCTTGCGCTGAGTCTCAAATCACGTAGGCGAGTAACTTCTTTTGTCGATTCCATTTTGTTTATCTCCTCTATCGCTTGATTGGCGATATGTGTAGCTTAATTGTTTTGATAACCTTTGTCAACAGTTATTTTGAATTGTTTTCCCCTCTATGCGTCCCCCTGAGATGGAACCCATCACGCGCCACGGAACATTCTGAAAAGCGATGCAGGTGTCGCACACTTCACAGTAAATGTCGCTTAGAAGATAAAACCCACGCTTCGGCTTGCCGCAATACCAGCAGTCATTCTTGGACATTATTTCGGGCATGGTTTCACGACTCCATTTTTGCGCTTCATGTACTTGTCGCACTTTATGCAGCGATACTTGAAACCATCTTCCTTCTTCGGATCGAGCTGCTCCAAAACGTGCAAGCAACGATCCTGCCTGTATTCGCCTTCGGATTTCACGCCTACGCCCATTTTGTTCTTTTCTCTTATCTGGGGGACGCCCTTTTAAAACTCAGCCGCGTAAGACCGTGCTAGCCGTTCAGTAAAATGACAATCGCAATTATTGGGACAATGCGATTTTTCAGTTTCAGCGATTGCGGCATCGATGCACTTGTTGCACCTGTCGCCCTTCTTCTCGTTTCCGATGAGTTTCGCCTTACAAACCCTGCATTTCATAAAATCTCCTCTTATCTGGGGGACGAGCCCCCGGTCACGCGCTGTCTTACAGTAAGACTTTTTCAGTCCATCTGGTAATACATGCCGACATTAAACTACCAATTCTTGATGATCTTGGCTTTTACTTTTCTCCCATGCATGAGCATTTCTAGAGCGAGAGATTTTAACGCTACATAGGCCGTCGCATCTTCACATTCGACTACTGAACCATTCTTGAGCAACTTCTTGGCTTTCTCGAATTCCTTGCTATCCCAGCAAGCACAAGTGTCAGCCGTAACGTTATCCAGCATCGCATTGGAGCTAGCGGTGTTTCCGTCGATTGTAATTTTTGGAACCTGATTTTTATTTTCCATTTTGATCTCCTCTTTTGCAGTTGATTGCTGCAATGTCTGTATCCTAAGTTATTTTGATAACCTTGTCAAGATTTATTTTTACTTAATTTAAGCTCTTGGATTTACAGGGGTAGGCTAGGGGTAGGGATGTCCGAATGAGGGGCAGGAAAGGGCTTTTTTGGAGCAATACAGGGGTGTTTGTGGACTATTGCCACTGTCCAGTTTCAAGCTGTAGAGCCAATCTGTGAGCGCGTGGCCCGACTTGCGCCGCATACTTACTGTCCAAGAGATGCCTTGATGCTCCAGCGTTGTCCCCGCTCTGTAAACAGGCCAGCATGTTCTTGAACGAAAGCAGTCCGTAAATCCCCATGTTGTACGCAAGATTTTCAATCGCACCCAAACGTGCATCGTCTAACCCATGCGTCCATGGCAACTGTTGAGCAACTGGCATCTTGGCTCTGACCTCATACCGATGTCTCAGCAACCATTCGCATTCCTCTTGGTCGAGTCCATCTTCAATCAGCGTTCCGTAACCGATAGTCAATTTGCCAAGCGAATCTTTGTATGGTTTCGGATTGTAGCCTTCATCTCTTTTCAGTTGCGCAATGATATCCATGTTGTCCTTAAAAAACAAGGGCGAGACCTTAATCTCGCCCTCATCTCAAAATGTCTTACCGTAAGACTTTATGGCTTGGGTGGATTGGGCACTGGCGATTCATGCGTAACGCCTTCGTCGTGCGCTGGCTTGCTTGGCGGTTTAGGTGGATTGGGATTCGGGTTAGGATCACCCGGCTTCCATCCGGAAGGCGGTACAGGCGGAATTGGATCATCTGGCATAGGCTATTTCCTCAGGTATTGGGAATGTGATTCTCGTGCCATCCTTGTGAGTGTAAACGGAGTATCCCAGATACATCCCACGGATTCTTTTACAGCCATTTTCTTGGCGATAGTAAACCTTGTGCAATTTGTTTCCGGGTGCAAGATCATCCGGCCCACTGCACCATTTGACATCAAATTTTCTTTTGTATTTATCCAGAACTACATAACTGCCATCGGCATGAACTGAGGTAATTAAAACTTCTTCAAGAGTGGAAGGAAAATACTTGTCAATCGTTCTGCTTCCCACGTGTCCTAGAATGATGCCTAGAATAAGCGTCAGAGTGGCTATCCATTCCGTTCTCCTGTCCTGTCTGCGCTCCGCTATCATCCCCTTGCGGCGTTCTTCTTTTCTCGGACTCCATCCAATCCCTAAACTGACGAATCTGCTCTTCGTGGGCTGATTGCTTACTGGCAAGCTCTTCTGCTTCAGCTTTGCGCCGAAGTACATGATTCCGATAGTGAACCCCAAGCACAAGAAGAAACGTATCCCTAAGTAGACCCAGAGCATTGTCGAATATCTTATCAGCGTTAGACCTGATAGCATCCCAAACCTCATGCCACATTGCCCTGCCTTTCAGTTGCTTGGGTATTACCGTCTCCCTACTACTACGGCCAGTTATTACATTGGGATTAGATTACTTGACGGATAGCGCAATCAGCAACTTAAATTTTTAAGGCTCTCTCTGAAGTATGGTTATCATACCATTTTCAATCAAAGAGAGCCATATAGTTATTGTATGCGCTTTAGAACAATCGGGACAGGCAATAGACCTGACCCTGTGTTGTACACGGTCACTTGAACCATCCCCGTTCCATTTGCAGCAAAGAACCATGCTTCATCGGCACAGCTTGGATTGCAGTCGCCCTCTATCTGATGCGACTCCATTGACCATCCGGTATAAACCGAAGTGCTTATAGATGCGGTAAGGGAATCTGTTTCCCAAGGCGTATTTGGCCCTTGCGTATCGGCAAAAGTAGTTTTCATCACAATGACACTAGAGCCTGACTGAGCCGGAATAATCAGGTACGGTCGTGGCCTTGTCGGATCAATCGCAAGCGTGTACGTGAAGTCTTGAGGCGTATGGGTTGAATCCCACGGATACCCGTATGGCGCAATGATATGCCCACCTGTCGAATACCATGCTCCCGTAGAATCTTGCTCAAGATAAAAGTACAACTCTGCCGATATTCCATCCGGCATCCAGTACGCGCACGGCTGATCTTTCGTGTAATGCCAAGTTGTATGAGTCGAATCAACTGGCATCACTTCAACATACGTATGCGCTGTAACCACAGGGCCGCGAGTGCCGTCAGAATTTAGGTTCTGACATTGGCTAGTGAATACCCATGTTTGCGATACGTTTGTAAATACCTGATTGGCCGTCAGCGTTGGAGCTGGCGTAGGGGTTGGTGAAGGGCTTGCGGTTGGGGTGCCGCCATCTTGCGGTAGACGCGGGAGTGAGCTTCCGCCACACGCAATTGCAGCAATGCAAATAAGTACCACGGACAGTACTTTAAACATGTTTTTGGTTGTCCTGTTTGTGAGGAATTTTACGACAGGATTAATCATAACTTTTTCTCCCTGATATTTATGCCCGATAGGTGACATAAATAAGAATTTTCTTATTACTTTCTTGATTCCTCAATACTGTATTTATTTTGATAACTTCTGTCAAGTGTTATTTACAGTAAAAATCCCTACGTTTTTGGCGTAGGGATTCAGGGAGAACGAGATGGATATTTAATCGTGTACGCCAATACAGTCCAGCGTTACAGAAGTAGCCACAGTTGACGGTGGGGCGTTTTGTATATTGACATTAAAGTTTGTAGCAGTATGTGAGCCTACTCCAGCAACAAAAGCAGCAGAATTTTCGCTCACGCAAACAACTGTATAGTTGGCATCTGGAAATGCTGGTGTTTGCCAAGTTACTGTTGTAGAGCACACATTATTGAGAGATGCCGCCGTAGTGCATGATGTAGTCCTTATATGTTTAAATGCCGTCCCCGATGCCAAGACGCTTCCATTCATCTGTGTACTTGTATTGGCCGCAACGGTTGTAAAAATGGCAGTGCTTGGAGTCGTTCCCCCAATGGCTGTGCTATTGATTGTCGAATTGACGATGTTCGCACCTGTAAACTTGGCGAATCCATACATCGCCATTACAGTAACGAAAAGAAAAAATAATACCTTGAATGCCGTTTTCATTTTTATCCTTATGCCGGATTGCTCATCATCGGGCTTGAGTACCTGATTACACTTGTCGAACTAACTTCAAATGTCTGGACACTGGCAGAGTTCGCCGTTGGATCAATCGTATCCAGCGGGACTCCGGCAGGTGGTGAAAACGTCCTGCTGCCAGTTCCATCCTGCTTAATCGTGAATACCAGACTCATTCCCGGCAATACGTTTGTAATCGTGGAACTGGTTACGTTTCCGGTAAGAGTAATTTCAAACTTTTGCCCCTTGGAACAATCGAATACCGGAGTCGCGGAGAATGCTACTACCTGCGACAACTGTCCAGATACAGCCTTGATTGCTGAAATCAGATTGGCCAGAAGCGTTGCCGCATTGCCATTGTCCAGCCAATCGAATCCATATTGATTGGCTAGGTCACCTAGAACCTTCGATGCTGCCGTACCCTGTCGCCAGACTTTGTTCAACTGATTGGCAAATGCCGTTCCTGTGTTGAAGCCTACCGATGGATAACCTAGCGCGGCTAGGGCAGCAGCGTAAACTGCTTGTGTATCTACGTTTGCCCCTGATCCCGTACCGAACCAAATAAAATCATTCGTATTAGCCATTACTGGTTATCTCCAAATAGTCTTACCGTGAGACTATCCAATCTTTTTAACCCATGCACCATCATTAAACCCTGCTAGTGTAGCACTCTCAGGGCCGAATCCGAATACAGGAAAATTGGGCACCGTGTTTTGATAGTATCCGGTAATCAAAACTCCCGCTGGTCGTAACGTAATGTAGCCATTGATTATCAGGGACAAAGTTACCGCCGTATTGATTGTGCCTACAACGATAATCGCCATGGTCATATCCTGCCCATCCTGAATCATCAGAGTGAAGGGTTGATTAGCGAATACTATCCCCCAAATCTTGTAGGCTCCCGGTATGGTTCCGTCCCAATGGTTAGCGGCGATTTTGGCCTTGAGCAGCAGTAAATAATCTAAGTCGCCAAGTACCGTCAATCCCGATGTTGCATTGCCTATCCCTAGCCATGCTCCCTGATTAAACCCTACCAGTGCTGTATTGAATGCGAAGTAAACGCCCGTTAGCGGTACAGCAATATTCCGGCTGATTCCTACCCAGACGCCAATCATGTCTAGCTGCTGTCCTACAGCTTGATCTATGTCGAACAAGTTGCTGAAGTTTCTTAGCAGGTTGATATTATCGACATACGCCTGTACGTCTTGTTGAATCATGGCCATGAAGTTTGGCCGCTTGTTGTGCTCACTGGTTACTAAACTTGTGTAGTCATCCGTGCTTGCAGATGGTCTGCCGCCTACCGTGGCATTAATAAATACATACGCCTGTGAACTAAACGCTATTCCTCTTGAAGCTGAATTTATTCCGGTATCTGCCATTCCAGCAGTAGAACTAAGCGGCAATCGGGCAGACATGACGTTAGCTGCCGTCAATGTCATTCCCGCAGTGGCTGGAAATCCCAGAGTAGGAGCAATGGGAATATTTATTCCTATATCCGACATCCCCGTAGTGTTTGAGAATGACATCGTGGAATTAACTAATAAGGTGGCTAATTCAGATAGTCCGGTAGTAGCAGAGAATGCGGTAGTCGCATTCATTTTGTTGGACGGAGTTTCGCTTACCGAAGCTGTAGCAACAAATCCAATGGTGTTATTGAATACGTTGTGATAGAAAACTGTTACCCTGAAGAAATCAACTTCAATTGTTCCCGGCCCACCGCCTGTACTTTGAAATGAGACATTGGCCACAAATCCACCTGAGTTAATCTGCGCTGGCGTCCAAGTGGTTCCCCATTTGTCAGATGATCCACCAAAGCTAAATGTAGTAGCAGAAGGAGTTAACGTAGCACCCGACGCACGATTGGCCGATGCTCCCCCTCCACCTTCCAAGGCTACAAAGCTAAATCCTTCAACATTTGTAGTGGCAGGAGTAAGAGCATTTACTTCCAGAAGTATTCCATCAATTATCGCTGTGGCGGGAATTGAAAATCCGAATGATCCTCCGCGCAAGTCCTGAGTGACCGCAGTACCCGGAAGTACAGTAGTGTAGTTTCCATCATTCGCAAATATATTATTTGGATTAGACCATGCAGCAGAAGTACCACCGCCTATGGTATTGGTACTCCCGGTAGCAGCAGAAGGGAATAATGGGCCTGACGATGACAAATAGTTATCTCCCTTTCAAGCCCTTTAGGTTTTTATACCAAGGATAGCGATGCGGTTACCTGTAGAGTATCTCCACTCACTACGGAACGGGCAGCAGAGAAATCAACTGCTCCATATAGCTTTCCAGTAGTTCCATTTTTAGTGCTGCTGGTGGCTAAGAATCCACCTCTAACGGTTAGGGTCAAATTTATATTAAACACCGCTACTGAGCCACTATTATCAATCGTTCCACCTGATGCCGTGCCACCAACCCAAGCTACGCGAGTAGAGTTGGAATATGGAGTGGCTTCGGCCCATCCATTCGTGCCGCCTATTTGTGCTGCCGTGTCACCCGCTGAATAAGTTGTAAATCCGGCATTGTTTACCAAGCCAATAAAGAACGACGCCGTATAAGCAGAGCCTTTGAAGTATTGCGTAAGATGATCGTTCTTTCCTTCGGTCGTAACTATGTTGTGGACTTCTTCAACCCATGCCGCATAGGATTTCTCGCACCTTGTCAATGCGGAATACGCCACTTCTGAAATTGAGTCCGGATCGACATGGCTATAGTTCTGGCATCCAATACAAGAGCATCCCTCTGGCCGTCTCAGACATTCAAAGCGATAAATGTTATTGAACGACGAATTGAGTTTTAGTCCCGCATTCGCGGTTAGAGATGCGGCCATGTTTGATTCTGGATTCAATCCGTAGTTCATTTTTATTTTCCTCTTTTTGTCTTACGGTGAGACTTTTCTAGGTTACAGTAAGCAATATGTTTCCTGCTACACAAATCGCTTCTTGATTGAATGGAATAATTAAATCTGTCGTACCAGTTGGCAAAGCTGAAAATCCCTGAGTCAGGGCAATTACTTCAAATGTCTCACCTAATGCCGGATTGCTAATCATCTGGGCTGCTGCATTGACCCAATTTATTCTTACCGCTTGCCCGATGCTCAGTGAGTTTATGAAGTTTACTATCGCATTCTGAATTGCTGTAGCAGTAGAACTAACATAACCAGTCAGTGTTTTGATAGTAAGCGATACAAAAATTGGAGCCTGTACCAGAACGTAATAGTTAATCGTTATCGGCAAGCCTACAGGATCAATCACTATTACGCTTGTACTGCCAAATGTCCCTGTACCTAAAGACTTTGTTTTTTCAATCACGGCAGCAATATCGGTTGCCGCTCCTCCTGCTACTACGGCAGAAATTGAATGAGGCGGTAATCCATTGGTGTCAACTCCATTTGTGGGATTTTCGTAAACAATCGACTCCGTGACCCCTGCCACCTGTGCAATGGCCGCTGAGATGCTCTGCAATGGCGTTAGGGCTGGCAATGAGACGCTGATAGTCTGCCTCTGACGTAAAGCTGCATCCGTCTCAACTGGTGCGCCCTGAACGGCTCCTAGCGCGTTGTTTACCGATTGCCAGCCTAGTTGCGGATTGAAAATTTGATTTATTGTATTGGCCGATGCCCCGATTGCCCCAAACGTTTGACAAGATGCAGTTACATTTATGCTTCCACTTAACGGGATGATTACAAGAACGGGCAGGTTCCATAGGTTTCCATTAATATCCTGCGCCACTCCATTTATTATCTGCGTTCCTACTACACCTGCTACGGTAAGCACTGCTGTACTTGGGCCAGATATCAACCGTTGTAAGCCATTGATTTTTACCAGCACACTCAAGCTCACGCCCTGCGCGAATGTCGGCATGAAACTGTTATAGGCTGCAATCGTGGCTTGGTTGGAATCGAAAATTGCCAAGGCTCTAATTGCTAAGTCTTGATAGTCCTGATCTCCCGGCTGCAATGAAATGTCAGAACCAAAGATTGACTGCTTTTGCGCAATCATGCTTTGCAGGATGTCGTTATAGGATGGCGAAGTTATTCCATTTGGATTGATAGTACAGGCGTAGGTAGCTAGAACTCCGCTCATTGAATGCTCGTAGTTGGCAAAAATACCTGTACTTGAGTAATTCCAAACTGCGTATCAATCGTAGCTGATACCGATAATGCCCTTGTAGCCCGATTCAGTGTGCTTGAGTAGTTTACAATTGCCGTCACACCTTGCACGTTTAATATTGCATCCTTGATTACCTGATCGTACAGCGTAATCGTATTTACTCCTGTAACTTTTGTTAGCCACGGAACGCCAGCAGTTGTATCCAGAAACCATTCGCCCTGAAACAGCAGCAGCGTGGTCATTACCTCTTGAGCTACAGCAGCACGTGAATCAACTAGGTAGTTTGCTGACCCTTGGCCATAGCTATAGTCGCCCGTTGCTGTTAACGCTCTCACTCGCATGGCGAGATTATAGCAAACAATGAAATGGACTCACGCTTTGTTTTGCTATGAGTCCATTACGGTTCCCTTGTTATCCGGATTGTAGATTTAATTGTACACCCTATCTCGGAACAAGATGAGCATATTTGTATTTTGCGTAAATAAACTTTCTACTAACGACTGGCTTTTCTTTGGCCCAAATTGCATGAGTGGCTTCCCAATTCCATTCATCAGTAGCCTTTCCATTGTGAGTATGTGGATTTGGTTTCCATGTGCAGCCACACGAAGGAAGGACTTCCACAGTTTTTAATGTTGGTTTCGAGTCTTGCGGTGAGACTTTTTTAGCCATCAATCGGCTCCCCCGTATTCCCGCCTCCCGGCTGGATACCCGGATGATGATGCGCTGAAACGTGAATACCGTTAAACTGTCCGTCGCCTGTTCCTGTAGTCGTACCGCTCACTACAAGGTTTCCTGTGATGTTTACGTTGGCCTTGATATTGCAATTTCCAGAGCCATCAATTTCCAGATACGTTGCACCATCTTTTGTACGTAGCTGAACTGTGTTTGTGCTGATGTTTGCCGGAACGTTTGGCTTACTGAAAGGCCCGATGAAAGCGAATCCGTCGCTTAGATCATGGAAGCGTAATTCTCCTACGCCTTGACTCGTTACTTGAGGTTGTATTCCCCCTGAGTTCCACCAATTATCTATGCATCTGTCCGAGAAAATTACCAGTGCTTCATCGCCATTCATTACAGGAAAAGACAGTATGAAAATTCCAGCGTTCGGGAAGCATACTGGAACATCCACAAGTAGAGGTATATTCACATATTGCTGCGTTCCGTCACTCTGCCTTACGAGAGCCTGAATTGCTGGTTGCGCGACACAAGTGCATTTAATGGGGTCAAACGACTGAATGATGGCTGGAAGTGCAACCCATGTGATTAGACTTTGGCCTTTAAGGGCCAATCTTAGAGATTCAGAGAAACTATTTACGCGCTCAGATTGAAGCATTTTGTATGACGGTAAGACTAATTATCTGCCCTGTAATCTCTTTCGGTAAACACCCAAATTACATTGGCCTTTATTTTCCATCCAATCATCTCAGGAACAAAACACGACAGTGGGGCATGACTGAATACATATATTGCCGCCTCGACTAGAGAATCTATTTCTTGTTGATTCAAAATTTCACCCATACGCTTTCACTGCATTTTTGGGGCTGGCCGATGGATCGAGGCTTAATGCTGTAATCTTTGTGTACCAGTCCTGCCCTCTTGTGTCTCCTGAATGCTCCGCTACCAGCACTCTGTAAAATCCTCTCTCCGTAGCGTCTGCAATAAATGGCGCGATTCCCGCGATTGCCTCAAATCCTACGCGCTCTCGAATGATCGTTTCCGTTATGTCGCCTTCGTTTATCTGAATCTGTCCACCAATTTTAATCAATGGATTGAGCAAGCATGTTACCTCAATTCCGTTGTCCGTGGTATTGGGATTTCCAACCATTCCAGTGAGACTGTTTATCTGTACCGCTTGCCCCGGCAAATATCCTGTTAGTGGAATGAAAGTTACTACACCATTTTGAATTGAAAATCTTGCGCTTGCAGTTGCCGCCAGATTACTTGCTGCTGCTCTTGCCAGTCCAAAACTTGTTTTTCCTCTAACCTGCGCGACATTCACTCCTCCGCTTCTGGCGATTACATCCTTCGCGTTATTATCCAATGGAAGATTAAACGCTTCGCTTACCTTATCGAGTAGTTGGGATGAATTCCACGGAGCATTCAGCGTTACTCCTGCTCCATTCCCAAACAATCCAAAGTTATATGCGGGGTCGCCATCCGCTGCCCTAATCTCTAAAAAGCTATCTACGTTCCTATCTTTACCTGCCACAAACTGCTTAATGGTTCCCCGAAATATTATTCCTATATTGCTTTGGTATCCGGCCTGAAGCGTTACCGTATCAAATTCATTGATGATTTCCTTGCGCGTGTTTTGGTTCAAGTTGTAAACGCGGATTACCGCCGTGTTCGGAGTCTCAAAATCTCCATTCTTGATTTCAAACGTAAAGCGTAATTGCGATAGGTCTACACCCTTGCCCGTTGGCTGCGTTACTACTCCGCTACCTTGATCGGTTATAGCTTGCTCATTGGACACGATTAGCTTGGCAGAGCGTCCAAATAATGCATTGCTATTAGTTCCCACAATGCCCTGCTTTGCGCTGGAATTGACCTAGGAAAGACCGATACGGAATAGATGGAGTATTCATTGCTTAAGGTTTTCCGAAAGCTTAAATCCAGACGCTTGTTACATTATCACAGTTATCAATAATATTTTGTATGACAGTAAGACTTTTTATGGGTGTGTACCTGTACAGAACACCGTTCCGGTAAGTGCTCCTGCTGTGGGATTATTTATGACAGCACCTACCTGAGTTGCCGATAATGTTTTGATGCGCTCAAATGTAAGTCCCTGCGTTCCTGCCGCTGTAGTTGAATCCTGTACGCTGCATTGCACTTTGTAATTCGAGTCTCCCATTGTGGCTCCCCAAGTC